GGGTGGGCTGGGAACATGCCGATACCGCTAAGTTCATGCGGAGTGAGTTTGTTCTTCAAGCCATCTGCGCTCACCTAGAAGCTTGTGCCCACGGTGAAATCCGCAACCTTATCATTAACATCCCGCCCCGGTGCGGGAAGTCTATCGTGGTGGGATCTATCCTCCCCTCATGGGTATTTGCCCAAGGCGTAAGGGGCCCACTGACTGGAAACGGCACACAGTTCCTTTGTGCATCGCACTCTATGATCCTGTCCACGCAGGATAGTATTCGTTGCCGCCGTCTCATCGAAAGCGGCTGGTATCAGCAACTCTGGGGTAGCCGGGTAAAACTATCGGAAGATCAGAATGTTAAAACACGTTTCCAGCTTGATGCGGGTGGAGCCAGAATCGCGACTTCCATTGGCGCTACTACTACTGGCTTGGGTGGCGATTGGCTTATCCTTGATGATCCGAACCCCGCCGGAACCGAAGCGAACTCCGATGCCATCATTGAATCTACACTGGAATGGTTTGATTCAGCATGGAGTACCCGTGCCAATAATCCCCGTACAGCCTGCAACGTCATCATTCAACAGCGCGTGTCTACACGAGACATCACAAATCATGTTTTGGAACAATCAATTGGGGAGTGGGAACACCTTTACCTGCCCATGAGGTTTGAGTCCGAACGGAGGTGCCATACCTCCATTTGGATTGATCCCCGTGAGGAAGAAGGCGAATTGCTCTGGCCGGAACGGTTTGGTGATGAAGAAGTTACCATTCTGGAGAAGAAGCTGGGGGCCTTCACGGCAGCAGGCCAGCTTCAGCAGCGCCCGGAAGTGAAGGGCGGCGGCATCATCAAGCGCCTCTATTGGCAGCCTTGGGAAGAAGATGTCTACCCCAACTTTGATTATGTCGTAGCCTCAGTCGATACCGCCTACACCACAAAGGAAGAGAACGACTTCTCAGCCATGACGGTGTGGGGCATTTGGAACGACACAGGATCATACTCTACCGCCCAAACCGGGCCAGTGGGAGGCCGGATCGAAGGCCAAATGCGTATCGACAAGGCAGATACGCCGCGAATTATGATGATGAATGCTTGGCAGGGGCGAATGGAGCTTCATGAGCTAATTCATAAGATCCACGATACCTGCCGTAAGATGAAAGTAGATACCCTGCTTATTGAAAACAAAGCCTCAGGTATCTCCGTCTCACAGGAAATGCGCCGCATTTTCGGCATCGAAGACTATGGCTTGCGCCTGATTGATCCTAAAGGTGGGGATAAGGTAGCCCGCGCCTATGCCATCCAGCATCTATTCGAGGAAGGCTTGATATGGGCCCCCGTCGATAGGGTATGGTGCGACATGGTAATTACCCAATGCGCCCAGTTTCCCAAAGGGCAGCACGATGACTTGGTGGATACCGTTACCCAAGCTCTTCGCTTCTTACGCGCCACAGGCATGATACAACGTGGTTCCGAACGGACGCATGAACTGGCAGAAAACAGCAAGAGCTGGAATGCCACATCCAATCAACCTCTTTACCCGGTGTAGCTATGATACTGTGTGATGCCATCGTTGACGCCTTAGGCGAGAACAAGTTCAGGGTTTCCGTTAGTGGTAACGGGTGTGGTATTATGTATGAGATCGTAGCGGTGTCCGAGGGTGACGCCGCTTTTGAAGCTATGCGGCGGTTTCAGGATGACGTTTTGGGCGTTTTAGCGCATAATGAAAACCACGGCCCCGTTGAATGGCGGGATTGGATTCCAGAGGGCGTTGAGCCTGATTTGGATAAGAAAGTGAACTGATATGGCAGGTTTAACGCCCGGATTGAATCCAAACATTCGTTTAGTTGATGATTCCCTAGAGGCTCAGCCCCAACTGGAAGGGATGGATGTCCTTGTCATGGAGGACGCGCCTGAGGGCGGCGGTGCCGAAATGGACATGGAAGGCAATGTCCTGCGTATCGAACATGATGATGGTTCGATTTCGATCTCCTTAGATGGCCAACCAATTGAGCGCGCTAAGAAAAAGAAGCGTGAAGGGTGGTATAAGAACCTTGCCGAAGACATGCCTGACAATGATCTTGGCTCAATTGCCGAAGATCTTATGCGTGGCATCAACCAAGATCTGGATAGCCGTAAAGAATGGATCGAAGATCGGGCTCAGGGCATCCGCCTGCTGGGCCTAAAGATTGAAATTCCGGGGCTTCAGGGTGCTGCCGATGGCGCTCCGGTTGAAGGCATGTCCAAAGTGCGTGCGCCGATCCTTCTGGAATCGGTTCTTCGCTTCCAAGCCAATTCCCGTTCAGAGCTTCTGCCTACAGACGGCCCTGTAAAGATTCGTATTGATGGCTACGGCAATCGCAGCTCCAGTCAAGACAACCTTGCGGATGCTCTTGAAAAGGATATGAACCACTTTCTGACGGTAACTGCCTCAGAATACTATCCCGATACCGATAAAATGCTGTTTCAGCTTGGTTTCGGCGGTTCTGCGTTCAAAAAAGTCTATTTCTGCCCTCTTCGCAACCGTCCAGTGTCCGAAACAATCGACGCTGACGATTTGATTGTGAACAATCAGGCGACGGATTTAGCCAATGCCAAGCGTATCACGCATCGAATCTTCATGCGCCCATCTGTTGTTAAGCGTATGCAGATTATTGGCGCATATCGAGACGTTGAGCTGGGCGATCCGACGCCGCAGCAGCCTGACGCAGTGCAAATTGAAAAGGCTCAGCAGCAGGGCATTCAACTGGATCAGGGCTTCGCAATAGATCGTGATCGTGAAATCTATGAATGCTACTGCGAATTAGACATTCCGGGCTTTGAACACGAAATCAACGGCGAAAAAACCGGCCTTGAAGTCCCATACCGTGTGACAATTGACGTATCTACAAAAAAGATCCTGTCGATTGTTCGCAACTATGCAGAAACAGATCAAGATCTGCCCACTGCCAAAAAAGTGTTTGTGAAATATACCTTTGTGCCGGGCCTTGGTTTCTACGACATCGGCCTTCTGCACATTTTGGGTAACACAACCAATGCCGTTACTGCTGCGTGGCGGGAATTGTTGGACGCAGGTATGTACTCCAACTTCCCCGGCTTCCTCTATGCCAAGCAAGGAGCCCGTCAAAATAGCAACATTTTCCGGGTTCCTCCCGGGGGCGGCGCTCAAATTGATACGGGTGGACTGTCCATTCAGCAAACCGTCATGCCTCTTCCGTATAAAGAGCCTTCTGGGGCTTTGATGAACTTGGCCAACTACATTTATGAGAATGGCCAGCGCATCGGCGGTACGGCTGAGATGGCAGTCGGAGAAGGCAAGCAAGAAGCACCTGTTGGAACCACGCTGGCCCTAATTGAGCAGGCAACAAAGGTTCTTTCGGCAGTTCACAAGCGCCTTCATGCGTCTCAGGCAGAAGAATTCCAGCTTTTGGCTGAATGCTTCCGCGAACATCCCAATTCATTCTGGAAGGGGAACAAGCGTCCAGCTTATCCGTGGGATGAGGCAACTTTCGTTGCGGCTCTTTCTGACTATGATTTGGTGCCACAGGCGGATCCAAACACAGCCAGCCATGTGCAGCGCGTCATGAAAGTGATGGCTCTGATCCAATTGGCTCAACAGGCTCCGCAACTATATAATTTGGCTGAAGTTAACAAAAAAGCCCTCAAAACCATTGGTTGGGATCAAGTTGACGAGCTTCTTGCTCCTCCGCGCCCGCCTATGCCGGATCCAAAAGTGCAGGCTGATATGCTGGATGCCCAAGCCAAAGTGGCAACAGCTCAGGCCAAAATGCAGGAAACAGCAGTTAAGGCCAAGGATGTTGAGATTGACGGGGCCAATCGCACGGCAGATCGTGAGAGCCGTGAGCGTATTGCCTATGCCAACTTGATTAAGGAGATAGCAACCGATCCGGCGGCTGCTCCTGTGGTTGAGCAGATGGTAACGCCAGATTTTGTCCGCAACCTGATGCAACCCGGTTGATTTTGGGTTAAAATAGGCCAGACGCTAGGGGTTTCTTATGATGGACGCGGTACAAAAAGCTCTTCGGATTGCCAAGGCTGATGGCGGTGGATCTGTTCAAGGTTCGCCTGATGCCGCGCCAGCAGCAGGACAAGATTATTCTAGTTTTGTGCAAGGGCTGTATCAATCAGAGCTTGGCCGCGCTCCTGATCCTACTGGATTGCAAGGGTGGGTTAATGCCCTTCAATCAGGACAAATGAACCAAGAACAAGTGCGGCAGGGCATTCTTGGATCGCCTGAAAACCAAGTACAAGATTTGTATCAAAGTATGCTTGGGCGTCAAATTGATCCAACGGGTTATGGTTGGGTAAATGCGCTTCAATCGGGCTCAATGACACCAGAGCAAATTAAAGCTGGAATTCTTGGATCCCCTGAATATCAAAAACTTAATCCATCAGTGGGTGGAGCAGGTGGCGCTTCTAGTGCAACACCTATTAAAACAACAACCACCGGTATAACTGACACTGCAACTCCTGTTGATATTACAAAACAGGGTATGCCGCTGATTTATACGCCGCCTCCGTATAAGGATTATGGCGCAACAGCAGCAGCGTTCCGTGTTGCATCTGGGCTTGAAAACCTTCCTGCTCCTTTTGCTACGATGAGCCCAGTTGTTGGTGGTACTCCGGCTGGAGGTGAGGGCGGCACAACTAGCGGCGGAACCATTAATAATGGCGCTACTGGTGGCGAAACAATTGCTGGCGGCGATGCAAAAACATCAGCTTATCAACAAGCTTTAAAAAATATTGTAAAGCAACAAGAGACAAAAAAACCATTTGAATCATCTTCAATGGAAAATTATTTAACAAGTTTATATAGAAAAGAACTTGGCCGCGATCCAGATCCACAAGGATTAAAGGGTTGGTTAGATGCTATTGCATCTGGAAAAATGACACCTGAACAAGTGCGTCAAGGAATTTTAGCTTCCCCAGAAAACCAAATTCAAGATTTATATTTACAATATCTTGGCCGAGCCCCCGATCCTGTTGGATTAGAAGGCTGGACAAGAGCGCTTCAAAGTGGCCAAATATCTCCGCAAGAACTTGCGGCTGCTATTAAAAATTCTCCTGAAGCTCAGGGATTGGGTGCAGCATATAAAGAAGTTGGCGGGCGTCCAAGTCAAGAAAATGCAAATTTAATTAGTGACGCTTATGTTAAATATTTAGGAAGGCAACCAGAGTCTTCTGGTATGGTTGCATGGAACAATGCAATTGCATCTGGTTCTACTCCACAGGAAGTTGTTTCTGGTATTGCAAATTCACCAGAAGCCGCAATTAGAAATGCTTATGTTACATATCTTGGGCGTGAACCAGATCCATCTGCTTCTGCTTGGAGCCAAGCCTTAGCATCTGGCCAATTATCTATGGATCAAGTTATTGCTGGAATTGCTAATTCTCCAGAAGCGCAATTGCGTGGATTTAAATCAGGTGGTGCTGTTAAGAATTACGAAGATGGTGGCGCTACTACTTCTAATTATGATGAACTTGTACGCGCTGCATATAAAGAATTTTTAGGCCGTGAACCTGATCCAACCGGATATAGCGGATGGATTGGAATGTTAGAGAGTGGACAATTAAGTCCACAAGATTTTGCTGACAAATTTAATGCTGGCTATGAAGATGAAGTTTATCGCGCCTATCGTGATATTCTAAACCGTCAGCCTGATGCAGAAGGTATGGCAGGATGGATGAAAGCTCTTCAATCTGGATCTGTAAAGCCAGATCAATTGCCTGAAATGTTTAAGCAATCTGCTGAATATAAAAACATTGCTAAAGAAAATGCTATGAAAGAATATTACGAAGGTTTAAAAAAAATGGTTCCTACATCTGATTTATATTCAGAAAAGCAAGGCAACCGAATGTACAACATTGATATTGGCAATGTTGAGCGGATACCAGAGCTTGGCCGCATGGCAGCCCCGGTTAATGTCAAAGAAGCTTTTGAAAACAGTGAAATTGAACGTCTTAAACGCGAGCTAGCATCAGCTAAATCTGGCAGCGGCAATAGCGGCGGTGGCGGCGGCGGTGGTGGCGGCAGCGACGGTGGCGGATCTAATTTTGGTGGCAGCGATGCGTCTGGTACTGCTGGTGGCGTCAATGGATCCGATTACGGCGGTGGATCAGGTGACTCTCCCGGAAGCACAGGTGGTTCTCCCGGCGCTGATGGAACTGGCTTGGCAAGGGGTGGTTATATTGGCAACAATGCCATTGATAACGCCCTTCGTATGATCAAAGCGGATCGACGTTGATCCGTTGTTTGATTGGTTGAAAGTGGTATAATTTCGCATTCCTTGGCGCGGCAGGGGCCTTAGCCAAGAATCAGATTGGAGAAGGTTCCTATGGACTTCCGTAAGCAGGCCAAAGATAGCCGAGCCAAGAAACTGCATCAGATGACGGTTTCGGGCCCAGACGCCAAAGTCGATTCGTCCGATTTTACCCCCTATGCTGATCCTCAGATGGATAAGAAGACGGGGTTGAAGCCCAAGAACCCGCGCGCTTTTAAGCGTGGCGGTAAGGTAACTGCGCTGGAAGGGGATAAGGCCAAGAAGCGCGGTGATCGCATGGGCGCTAAAGGCCGTCGCGGCAAAATGGATGGCGGTGAGATTTCGGCTGAAGATAAGGCCAAATTGGCTGAAATGGCCGGTGCTGCTGCTAAGGAAAAGTCAGCCCCGCCGCGCGCCGCTAATGTTCCCCTGCCGCCGCGCCGTCCTGAAGCTAAGCCTGAGTTTCGCGCCAAAACCGATCTTTCGTCACCGTACAAAAAGGGTGGCCGCACTAAGAAAATGGTTGGCGGCGACATCACTGCTGGTGGCAACCCACAGATCCCGTCTGGCCGGGGTGGCACTTCTCTTCTCCGCAAAGCCGTTGGTTTGGATTACAAGAAGGGTGGCGCTACCAAGAAAATGAACGGCGGCCCAATGATGGCTGGCCCGACTCAGACGCTGATGAAGCGCAAAACGCCGATGAACAACCCGGCTGCTAAGGCTCCTATGGTTATGCCAATGCGTGCCAAAGGCGGAAAAGTGTCAGAGATGGAGTGGGAACACTCCAAGGAAGATCTGGCTCAGGACAAGAAACTGGCCAAAAAGCACGGTATGTCACTGGAAAAGTGGGAAAAGTCGGAAGCTGACAAAAAGCACGACAAGCAACAGTCCACTAAGGGCTTGATGTGCGGTGGCCGTACTAAGAAAGCTGACGGCGGTGGCAAGTGGATTCAAAAAGCCATTAAGAAGCCCGGCGCTCTTCACAAGCAACTTGGCGTTCCTAAGGGTGAAAAAATTCCGGCTGAAAAGTTGGAAGAAGCGGCTGAAAAGGGTGGCAAGTTGGGCAAGCGCGCCCGTTTGGCACAGACTTTGGGCCGCATGAACCGTGCTTCTGGTGGCCGCGCTAAGGGCAAATCCAACATTAATATTGTGATTGCTCCGCAGCCTGCCGCTCAGGCTGGTATGCCGCCAATGGGTATGCCTCCGCGTCCGATGATGCCGCCGCCTCCGATGCCTGCTCCGGGTGGCGCTCCGGGTGGTATGCCTCCGGGTGCAATGGGTGGTGCAATGCCGATTCCGGTTCCGATGCCTATGGGCGGCGCTCCTGCTCCGGCTCCGCAAGGCGCTGGCGTTCCGGGCCTTCCGGGCATGGCTCCGCTTCCGCGCAAATCAGGTGGCCGCATTAAGTCATACAAAGACATGACTGCTGGCGCTGGTTCGGGTGAAGGCCGTCTTCAGAAGGAAGAAATGGCGGAATATAAGCGCACTGCCCGTAAGGCTGGTGGCAAAGTTCCAAACATGACGGCTGGCGCTGGTAGCGGCCCCGGACGTATCGAAAAGATACATGCTTACGGTGAGAATCCGCATGGAGACGCCGCTCCAAAGCCAAAAAAACGTAGTTGGATTGCCTAATCAACTAGAACTAAGTGAGGGCCCGGACATTGATCCGGGCCTTTCTCATGTTGTGGATATGGTTAATAAGTGCTGCGCTGTGTGCGGCGCGCCTTCTATTTTTATCGGGAAAACCATTTTGGGGCCCTGCACTGGCGAGAGCGTAGTGGTTAGTGTCAACAAGCGTGCCGCCCAAAAACGGTACGAAGCAATTGTTGAACAACTTATCCAGTGGCAGAAGCATGACGAAAACATACGGTTCCCATCTGGAGAGGGTGTTTGACGCTCTAGTCAATGAAGCTATTGAGAGCGAAAAGAACGTCTTAGAAAACGGAAATCTTGCATCTTTTGACGAATACAAGAACCGCGCGGGCTACATCCGTGGGCTTCGCACCGCTTTGGAATTGCTAGATGAGGCTGAATACTTTGTCCGCACTGGCAAGAGGAAGGGAGAGGAAGAGTAATGCCCTATATGAAAATGACACATGCTGTTGATCCTAAAAAAGAAATCTGGGATCAGCTTGGCAACATCGACGATATTGAATTGTTCAATACGCAAGTCATGGTTGCCATTTATGTGCGCCCTGAAAAGACGGCTAGCGGCCTCTTTCTGGCGGCGCAAACCCGTGATGAAGACAAATGGCAGGGCAAAACTGGCCTTGTTATCAAGAAAGGCCCGCAAGCTTTTGTAGAAGGTGACGATTCTGCATGGTTTGACGGCGTGAATGTCGATGTAAACGATTGGGTTTACTTCCGTCATTCTGACGCATGGCTTGTCACGGTGCATGGCGTCCTGTGCGCCATCCTCAAAGACGTTAATATTCGAGGCAAAGTTGCCTCTCCTGATCAGGTTTGGTGATAGCTATGAGCGAAGAGCAAGTTGAGCTTCAGTTGGACGAGCCCACACCAGAAGTGGTGATTGAGGACGTTAAAGACGAAGCGAAAGAGCCCGAGAAAAAGGGAAAAATGCCTGAAGAAGGCATTGATGAACTAAAGAAAATGCTGGAAGCAGAGCGTGAAATGCGCGCTGAAGCCGAGCGTATGGCCCAGCAAAATGCTCAATTGGCTCATGCAGCGGCTGAACAAGCTCAAAAAGCACAGAAAGATGTCCAAGATAGTAACCTTCAGTTGCTGAATAATGCGATTGATGCGTTCCAAAAGGACAATGAAAGCCTAAAATCGCACATTCGCGACGCTCTTCAGGCTGGAGACTACGACAAAGCGGCTGATTTGCAGTCTGCAATGTCGATGAACAATGCCAAACTGCTGCAATTGCAGAATGGTAAGATGGCTTTGCAGGAGCGTTTGGCTCAACCTGTTCAGCCTGTGCCCCCACCACCGACATTTCAGCGCAAAGATGCAGTTGAAGAGCTTGCTTCACAGCTTTCACCGCGCTCTGCAACGTGGATTCGGGCTCATCCAGAGTGCGCCCGCGACACTAAAATGTTCAATAAGATGGTTGGAGCCCACAATTTTGCGATTGCAGAGGGCTACATCCCCGATTCTGACGCCTATTTTGACTATATTGAGAGTCAATTAGGCTACAAACAGTCAAAAGATGACGAACCAGAGGCTGAAGCACTTTCCACAGCTTCTGCGCCGGTTCAAAACCGCTCTGCACCGCCCCCAGCGCCATCTTCGCGCGCTGCTTCTGGTTCGGGACGGCCTAATGTTGTCCGTTTGACGCAGCAAGAGCGTGAAATGGCTCAAATGATGGGCATGAGCCCTGAAGATTACGCCAAAAATCGTGAACTTCTTCGTAAAGAAGGCAAAATTGGCTAAGGAGGCCAGTTATGGTTGATGAAAACACTGGTTTGAAGCCGGTTCCGACACCCGCCGAAGCCAAAAAGATTGCGAGGCAGACAATGCGTGAGGAAGATCCCCGTATGCGCGCTGCCGCGCGTGCCGAAGAAATCCGTAAACACCGTCAGGGCCAGAATCTTGATGAGTTGGATCGCTTTAAGATCGAAACTCATATCATTCCTGAAGGCTGGACATATGAATGGAAGCGTCGAACGCTGTTCGGTAAGGAAGATCCGGCTTATCAGGTTGAGCTATCCCGTCAGGGCTGGGAACCTGTCCCGCTTACCCGCCATCCAGAAATGATGCCGCAGGGTTGGGAGAACGGTACCATCGAACGCGATGGCATGATTCTTATGGAACGTCCGTCCGAGTTGACATCGGAAGCGCGTGATGTAGAATTGCGCCGTGCTAAGAACCAAGTTCGTGCGAAAGAACAGCAACTTGGTTCGGCCCCTGATGGCCAGTTTGGTAGAGATCACCAGCAAGTCCGGCCATCAATTAAAAAGGGTTATGAGCCAATGCCCGTTCCACGGGATTGATCAAATCCTTATCTACCTCTCGGGAGGTAGAATCGCTCGTTTAGGACTACGCGGTTGCCCGGCGCAATAGGTAGTCCCTTCCCCTCGGAGATACCGTTATGGCGAATACGAATGCGCCCTTCGGGTTTCAGCAGGTGAGCGGTGGTGGTTCGGCTCCTACTTACGAGCAGGTGCCAGTCACGATTGCTTACAATGCTTCTGCCATTTACTATGGCGATCCCGTCTTCCCTACCGCTGATGGCACGGTTGCCGTCGACACCCCCGGCACGCAGGCTTACGGCGTTGCTGGCATCTTTGTCGGCTGCAAGTACCTTTCGGTTTCGCAGAAGCGCACCGTCTGGAGCAACTACTGGCCCGGCACTGATGTCGCTTCCAACCAGACGGTTGAAGGCTACATTGTTAATGATCCGAATGCCCGCTTTAAGGTTCAGGTTGGTGGTTCAACCACGACTGGCCTGACGCAGGCTGCTGTAAACGCAAACGTCCAGTTTGCTTACGGCACGGGTAACGCAGCTTCTGGTGTTTCGGGCGCGTACATTGTGTACAACAGCGCCGCTGACACTGCCACGCTGCCGTTCCGCGTTGTTTCTCTCGTCACCGCTCCTCCCGGGGCAAACGGCACTCAGTCAGGCGCTTACAACCAAGTTATTGTTGCTTTCAATAACGTGGCACCTAAGCAGCTTACTGGCGTCTAAGAAGGAGTAGCTAACTATGGCTGTTAATCTTTCCGCCATTAAGGATCTGCTCCTTCCCGGCCTTCGTGGTATCGAAGGCAAGTACGAGCAGATTCCGTCGCAGTACGACAAAATCTTCCAGAAGTTCGACTCGAAGATGGCTCTCGAACGTACCGCAGAAATGCGTTACCTCGGCCTCGCTCAGTTGAAGACGGAAGGTGGCCAAACTCAGTTCGATAACAACGCTGGTGAGCGTTACGTGTACAACCAAGAGCATACTGAAATTGCTCTCGGCTACGCGATCACCCGCAAAGCTATCGACGACAACCTGTATAAGACACAGTTCATGCCGTCGAACCTCGGCCTGATGGAGTCATTCCAGCAGACGAAGGAAATCTACGGCGCGAACGTGCTGAATACGGCAACAACCTACAACGCCGCGATTGGCGGTGACGGTAAAGCACTTTGCGCTACCGATCACCCGATTGATGGTGGCACGGTTGCGAACAAGCCGACTGTGGACGTCGATCTTAACGAATCGACTCTTCTCAACGGCATGATTTCGATCCGTACCAACTTCAAGGATCAGGCGGGCCTGAAGGTTTTCGCCCGTGCGCGTAAGCTCATCGTTCCTCCGCAGCTCGAACCAGTTGCTATCCGTCTGACGAAGACGGAACTGCGTCCGGGCACAGCAGATAACGATGTCAATGCGATCATGTTCACTGGTGGTGGCCTTCCAGAAGGCTACATGGTTAACGACTTCCTAACCAGCCAGTACGCATGGTTCCTTCTGACGAACATTGACGGCCTCGCTTATATGGAGCGCGTCAAGTTCGAAACAGATATGCAGGTCGACTTTGTTACCGACAACCTGCTTGTGAAGGGCTACGAAAGGTATTCATTCGGATATTTCAACTGGCGTTCAATCTACGGATCGTTCCCAACTAGCTGAAATATCTAACCTTTCTCCCTTCCAGTAAAAGAAGGCGACAAAAGATACGGGCCGGTTGACAGGAGTTATGAAGAAGGCTATGTTAAGCCTTCCACAACTCAGGGAGACTGGCCCGTGTCGTATACAAGTGAACAACTGTTAAATTTAATCCGTGAAATGCTTTCGTATGATCCTAAAACAGGTGAAATACGATGGATTAAGTCCCCCGCTAAGAATGTTTACGCTGGGGAATTGGCTGGGTGTGTTAAGGCCACCCGCCGAAATAGTCAAGGCAACAACGTTTCGTATCGGTATATCCGTCTGGATGGGATGAATATACCTGCCCAGCGCATTGCCTATGCTCTTCATCATGGCGAATTCCCATCGGCCCGCATTTCATTCAATGATGGCGATCCGCTTAACCTCAAGGCTGACAATCTTGGGGTTCAGCGGGCGGCTATTGCTCATGTATGGGAAAAAGAAAACCGCGCTGAATATTTTCGGGCCCATCGGAAAGAGTTTTCGCTAAGCTACAGCGAAATGGATATGCGCCGTAAATATGGCATTGGGTTGCATGAATATAGCCAAATGTTGCTTTCCCAAAATGGGCAATGCGCCATTTGCGGCACTATGGATGCTGGAACCCGTGACGGTAAGGCTAAGGCCTTTGCCATTGATCACGATCACAAAACTGGCAAAGTCCGCGCCCTTCTATGCGAATCATGCAATACTGGCCTTGGAAAATTCAAGGATGATGTTACAATACTCTTGAAAGCAGCCGATTATCTTCGGTTGCATTCAATTCCGGGGAATCCCGATCATACTGACAGCCCCGGCTGACGCTGCACAGACAGTATGATCTAATCGTGCAGGAGGCCCTAATGGGTACGACTACGTTTACTGGGCCGATTAAGGCTGGTGACGTTCTTGACACGACTGGCACCGCTGCTGGTTCTGTTAAGAATGTTGGCACCGTAATCACGGCCCAATCAGCTCCCGTCACGCAGGCTGGTACTGCGACGGCTGCTGCTACTGGTATCGCTATTCCGGCAAACAGCCATATCGTCGCTATCGACGTTTTGGCCACGGCTGGCTGGAGCGGCGTTGCTAAAACCATCAGCATTGGAACATCGGCTACGTCCACAGAACTCGTTTCTGGTGGGGATCTGACGAACATCGGGCTCGCACGCCTGACGCCCGGCACAGATGCCACCCGCACGGGTAACTGGATTGATGTCGGGACTTCTGATGTCCTGATTTATGCACTTTCGGCAAATACGGGTACGGGCGTTGGTGTTATCACCGTCTCCTATATCCAAGCCGAAGATTTGACTGCCTAATACGCCCTAACAGGAGATTGAGTTATGAAGGGACGTTCTAAGGGTTCCAGCAACATGATCCAGAAGGGCGTAATGGCTTCAGACGCCGCGCCTACGGATGTTTACGCTGGTGGCAATTCGGAAGTCGCTAAGGCGGCCCGTGCCAAAAAGAAGCGTGGTGGCGGCCTGAAGGCTGTTGCTATGGAAGGCAAGAAAGCCGCTAAGCGCGGTGATCGCCCAGCTCGCAAGGACGGTGGCCGTGCTACCGGTACTGGCAAGATGGCCATTGCTCAGTGGGATTCAGCTCAGTCGCCAAAAGGCTAATGAGCATTCCATTGGACGAATAAGTAGCGGGGGCCTTGCGCCCCCGTTATGCTATGAATTTCTAATAAGTTTGCTATAATTTAGCAGCTTCGGAGGAAGATATGGCTCGCACCCCGGCATGGCAGCGCGCAGAAGGAAAGTCTGAGAGCGGCGGCTTGAATGCTAAGGGCCGCGCTTCGGCTAAGGCGGAAGGCCATAACTTGAAGCCTCCTGTAAGTAAGGAACAGGCTCAAAAGAGCGAAATGGACGCTGCTCGGCGTCGTAGTTTCTGTGCCCGTATGACTGGCATGAAAAAGAAACTGACGGGCTCTGCTGCCGCCGCTGATCCTGATAGCCGGATTAATAAGTCACTTCGGAAGTGGGATTGTTGAGCATGGCAAAGAAGCCATTTTGGGAATCCAAGGCTCCTAAGGGGCATGAAACAAAGCATCTGGATAAAAAACAGGTGCAGCAGGCTAAGGCTAAAGCCCGTGCGGCTGGACGGCCCTATCCAAATTTAGTCGATAATACCGCCGTGGCGCGGGCAAAAGGAGACGGAAAATGAGGCCAATTGTAGTTTCTGTCGGCCCATTGGCTACAGCAGACGATAATGGTGTTATGGAGTCACAACAGCCAGCGGCTGATGGCCCTATGATCCTTAATGGTGCTTTGACGGACTTTTCGTCAACTAGCATCGCTCCAGCGCAGACTTTAGCTGGTGCTCAAGATTTAGCTTTGGTTGATAGCCGTGTTTATCTTGCTGGTAACCAATATGTAGTCATTACTTCAATTGGTGATGAAACTGGTGTTAATTTCACTATTACCGGCGTAGCACAGGGTAATGTTGGCGTTACAGAGACAATTGCAGGGCCAAATGCTGGTGCAGTTGTTACTACAAAACAGTTCTCTCAAATCATTTCAATTGCATCTGATGGCGCTACCTCTGATGACGTTGAAGTAGGAACATGGACTGCTGCTACATTTGATCAGCCGCGTCGCTTGCTTTTGACGTTCTCTGCTGATGAAACAGGAACTGACTTTACCGTTATCGGCACGGATGCCAGCGGTAATGTTATTTCTGAAGTTATTGGCGGATCCGCTACTACGGCACTCTCTGCCTTGGATTATGCTACAATCACTTCAATTTCTACGAGTGCAACGGCTAGCGGTGCAATCATTGCCGGTACGACTGATGTAGCAAGTTCAGCTTGGGTTCGGTTTGATGACTGGGCTCCGAACTACATTTCCATCCAGAATGTTGCATCTGGCACGGTTAACTACACGATTGAATACACGCTCAATGATCCAAACAGTCCTTGGAATCCTGTTCTTGAATCAAGCGTGACTTGGGTTGCTAGCGATGATCCCGATGTTGTCGGGGCTACGGGCAACTCAACATCTAACTTTATTTTTGCGCCAGCCTATGCTCGCGTAAAATTAAACAGCGGCGACGGTTCGGTTAACGCCACGTTCCTGCAATCATTTGGAGGCATATAATGGCTGGTTTTGCTCTTACGGGTATTGTTGGCCCAACCGGCCCAACTGGCCCATCTGGTGGCCCTCCCGGCCCGACTGGTGCGCTTGGCCCAACTGGTATTGCAGGCCCGACTGGCCCAACCGGATTTGGCCCAACCGGCCCAACGGGTGACACTGGATTGATCGGCCCGACAGGCCCAACTGGTGAAATCGGCCCAACTGGCCCGACTGGTGAAGTAGGCCCGACTGGCCCAACTGGTGCCGTCTAATAGGTGAAGAATGACAACGAGCGGAACGTATACGTTTAATCCTTCACTTGGCGAATTGACGCTGTATGCCTTCAATCTTTGCGGGCTACGGAACACTTCGCTTGTGCAGGAACATTACGAATCCGCTCGTATGGCCACCAACCTGATGTTGTCGCGTTGGAGTAACCAAGGCGTCAACCTCTGGGCTGTGGATTTGATTGAAACGCCATTGGTGACAGGGCAATCAACCTATTCGGTTGATCCCAACACTGTGATGATTTTGGATGCTTATATTGTGAATTCTGGCGCTGGTGCGAACACTGATCGCATTATTATGCCAATTTCACGCACAGAATATGCGTCTTACCCCAATAAAGAGCAGCAGGGTTTTCCTACTGTTTATTGGTTTGATCGTCTGTTAAGCCCAACTGTGACTGTTTGGCCCGTGCCAAATACGTCTCAGGGCCCAACGACGCTAAAGTATTATCGTGTGCGTCAGCTTCAGGATGCTGCCCTTTCCAATGGGCAGACGCTTGATATCCCGTATCGCTGGATGGAAGCATTTGCCACTGGCCTTGCGTCGCGTCTTGCTATTATTTGGGCACCGCAGATTGCGGCTGGCTTGAAGCAAATGGCAGATGAAGCTTATGGTATTGCTGCATCGCAAGATACAGAATATGCGCCGATGTATATTTCGCCAATGGTTTCAGGCTACTGGAGAAATTAGTGTTCTACGTATACGAACATTGGAGAACTGATCGGAAAGAATGTTTTTACGTTGGTAAAGGCAAAGGAAGCCGCGCATATGCTATGTCTCGTAGGAACAAACATCACCAAGCAATTGTAGCTAAATTGCGTAGGACGGGATACGCAGTAGAGGTTAAAATTGTAGCTTCTGGCCTATCAGAAGAACAATCTTATTCTATTGAAATTGAACGTATTGCTTTTTGGAAAGATGCTGGTGCTGATTTAGCAAATATTTCCATTGGTGGAGACGGTGGGTTTTCCGGCGTTCCAAGGCCTCAAGAACAAAAAGATAAGATATCTGCATCATTGATGGGCCATCCAGTTTCTGATGCTCAACGTAAAAAACAGTCAGAAACCATGAAAAAAAACATGAATGAAGAACGTAGGAATGTTCTTCGGCAGCGTGGGATTGAAAAGATTGATTTATTTAAACAATATCAACATTTAGGCCCAAAAGCATCCGCTAAGCGGGTTATTTGTATTGATGATGGGCTTGAATTTGAATCTGCATCAGAAGCAGCCCGTTATTATAATACAGCAAAATCTGCAATTATTGAGCTTTGCAATGGGCAAAAATATCGCAAAACTGTAATTGGGAAACGCTTTAAATATATAGAGGCTGAATAATGGCTTACGCTTCGCAATCTGGGCGCGCAAGAACAAGTTCAAAAAATCCAAGAGCATTTGCTGTTTGTGATCGTTGTCAAATTTGGCATAATCACGTTGATTTGCGGTGGCAGTTTGATTGGGCTGGAGCCAGCCTGATCAATAAGCGCATTCTGGTATGCCGCACTTGCGAAGATGTTCCTCAAAATCAGCTTCGCGCTATTGTTATTCCGGCAGATCCAGTGCCGATTATGAACCCGCGTGTCGAATCAACGGTTCAGGCCGAAACGAATTACCGCACTACTTCTGGACAGGATACTGTTAATCAACCAACAGGTATCCCTGTTCCGGGCCAAGATCGCCGTGTTACACAGAATGATGATCCGCGTGTAACGCAACAAACAGGTGAGCCAAGTGGTGGTTTGAACCAAGAGCCGGGTACTGATCCGAATGCTCCGGGTAACTCGTCTCCGGGCTTGCCTTATGATACAACTGAAGTTCCGAAAACCGGGCCGCTGACATGAGCAATGTGCAGATTCCGAATCTCCCAGTAGCAACGTCTCTTGGCGGATCGGAAGAGCTTGAAATCGTGCAGGCTGGCGTATCGCGCCGCACGACAACGCAAGACATCGCAAATTTGCAGGGTATTGGGCCTACTGGCCCTACTGGTGATGTTGGCCCAACCGGCCCGACTGGCCCTAATGGATTGACTGGCCCAACTGGGCCAACTGGCGTGACTGGCGCTACTGGTTCTGGCGGCCCTACTGGTGCAACCGGTGATACAGGCCCGACTGGGCCTACGGGTGTTGCTGGCCCAACTGGGCCTACTGGTTCAACTGGATTGCAGGGGCCAACTGGCGATGCAGGCCCAACAGGCCCTAAAGGCCCAACCGGCCCCACAGGTAGAACAGGTGCGACTGGCCCAACTGGATTTGTTGGCCCTACTGGCCCTTCAGGTACTGGAGCAACTGGGCCTATTGGCCCGACAGGGCCTACTGGTGATATCGGGCCCACTGGCCCAACTGGCCCTACAGGTGATTTCGGGCCAACAGGCCCAACAGGCGATACGGGGCCTACGGGGCCAACCGGCGATATAGGGCCTACAGGCCCAACTGGTGCTACAGGCCCAACTGGCCCGCAGGGAACATCGTCAAACTTGTTCCTTTATAAGACAAATACTCTTGCAACATCGGGTTATCCCGGTGATGGGTATTTGCTTTGGAACAATGCTACACAAACTAGCTCAACTTCTATTAACATTAGCCATGCCACCGATGGTGGGGTTGATATTGATATTTTCTTGGCTCTGCTTCAACAGACAGAGCAGTTTACGATCCAAGATCAAACTGCAAGCGCCAACTATCAAACTTGGACAATTAGCGGCACTCCAACTAATACAAATCCAAGTTCCCCCACCAGTTATTGGACATATCCGGTAACGCTGGTTGCATCTGGTGGAACTGGCGCTACGGGATTTGCCAACGATCTTCCAGTATTTGTGGCGCTTGTTAATGGTGTTTCAGGCCCCACTGGCCCGATAGGGCCTACTGGCCCCACGGGTGATATTGGGCCAACTGGGCCTACCGGCGATATTGGCCCGACTGGCCCCACCGGCCCAACTGGCGATATTGGCCCGACTGGCCCAACCGGCGATATTGGCCCCACAGGGCCTACCGGGGACATCGGCCCTACCGGCCCTACAGGAGCAACAGGAGCTGCTTCAACAGTTGCAGGCCCAACTGGCCCAACTGGCTCTACCGGAGCTATTGGCCCGACAGGCCCGACTGGCCCGACAGGAGATACAGGTGCAGTAGGCCCAACCGGCCCTACGGGGCCAACCGGCGCGACAGGTGCAGCGTCTACTGTGGCAGGGCCTACAGGCCCAACAGGGCCAACTGGAGCTAATGGCCCGAACAGCGTAACAGTTAACAGCACAGCAATTGTCAGCGGAACATCAACGCGCCTTCTGTATGATAATGCGGCTACTGTTGGTGAAATTAGCGGCGCTACCTCTGATGGCGTAAAAATAACAGCAATTGGATCAACATCTAGCCTTGCGCTTGCATTGCGGAATATTGAAGAATTGGCAACCGTTTCTGCAACAGCAGCAACTGGAACCATTAACTTTGATGTTACTACGCAGTCTGTATTGTTCTACACAACAAACGCATCTGGCAATTTTACCATCAACTTCCGTGGCAGCAGCGGAACAGCCCTCAACACTGTTATGTCTACAGGTGACAGTGTTACAGCAGCATTCTTAAACACTAACGGTGGTACGGCTTACTATAACAGTGCCGTGCAAGTGGATGGTGGGGCAGTTACGCCTAAATGGCAGGGTGGCACAGCCCCAACCAGTGGTAATGCTAGTTCCGTAGACATCTATGTGTATACAATTGTGAAAACAGCTAACGCTACTTTCTCAGTATACGCGTCGCAAACCAAGTTCGCGTGATTAGGGGAATAAGATGGCATCCATAATCAACGCAACCACAAACGGCCTAGATACATCGGGCGATAATACCGGTGTCCTTAACATTCAGGTGAGTGGTTCTAATGCCTTAGCCATAGGATCGGATAAAACCGTATCATTTGGCGGGGGCGGTGTTATCAAGAATATTCAGGAAACGGCAACAATCTCTGCCACGGCAGCAACAGGGACAGTCAATGTTGACATCCTTACATCTGTTGTCTGGTACTATACCTCCAATGCCGCAGCGAATTGGACGTTTAATTTCAGGGGTAACAGCACGACAACCCTTGATAGCATCATGTCTACAGGGCAGTCTTTGACTGTTGCCTTCCTTGTTCAACAGGGCTCTACACCATACTATGCTACAGCAATCACGATTGATGGCGCGGCTAACACTCCTGTCTGGCAGGGCGGAACGGCTCCGTCTACTGCGACTCCGGGTGTTTTAGATGCTTATGTCTACACTATCATAAAGACATCTAGCGCCACATTCAAAGTGCTTGCTCAGCGTATCAGCTATTCGTAAGGGAGACGAATAATGCCTTTAATCTCAACTCTTGGTGCAGCTTCGTCACGCGGCTTTGGTGAATTTAGCCAATCAGCGCAAGCAAACTATATTGAGAATTTCTTTAATACATATTTGTATGATGGAAATGGCGGTTCTCAAATTATTAATACTGGCATCCCTCTTTCTAATACATCTTCTTGGAGCTCATATAAATTACAACAAAATAATTCAGTTGGTAATGGCATAGCAGCAGATACATCAGGAAATATTTATATAATCGGTTATGCTAATGATGGGACTAATGATTATATTATAATTGCAAAATATAACTCCTCTGGAACTATTCAATGGCAGCGTAGCCTTAAACAAAATAATTCATATGGATACGGCATAACAACAGATTCATCCGGTAACATTTATGTTACAGGATTTCCTAATGATGGCACAAATAGCTACATCATAATTGCGAAATATGACACATCCGGCACAATTCAATGGCAGCGTAAACTTAAACAAAATAATTCACTTGGCTACGGCATAACAACAGATTCATCCGGTAATGTTTATGTCACTGGATCAGCTAATGATGGCGCAACTAACTATATTATAATTGCAAAATATAATTCTTCTGGCGCTATCCAATGGCAGCGTAAACTTAAACAAAACGCTTCGACAGGCCGTGGAATAGTCACAGATTCGTCAGGCAATGTTTATATTACTGGCTCAGCTAATGATGGATCAACTAATTACATCATAATTGCAAAATATGACTCATCCGGTGTTATACAGTGGCAACGAAATCTTCAGCAAAATAATTCCTCTGGCTTCGGCATAGCAGCAGACACATCAGGAAATATTTACGTTACAGGAAGAGCTAATGATGGATTAAATAATTATACTATAATTGCAAAATATAATTCTTCTGGTGCAATTCAATGGCAACGGAAGCTTAAACAAAATATTTCTGTTGGATACGGCGTAACAACAGATTCATCTGGAAATGTTTATGTCGCTGCATACGATAGTGATGGATCAATTAATTATATTTTAGTTGCAAAATATAATTCGTCCGGCACAATTCAATGGCAACGTAAACTTGCACAAAATAATTCATTTGGATACGGCGTAACAACAGATACATCAGGAAATGTTTATATTACTGGTTATGCTACTGATTCGGCACAATATATAGTAACAACAAAATTAGCCCAAGATGGAAGCACTACATCTGGGACAGCTTTTGTAGATATGGTGATTGGGGCTTCCACCGAATCTGCTGGCGGTGCTACTGATTCTGCTGGTGGAGCTACAGATTCTGCTGGTGGTGCTACTGATTCTGCTGGTGGAGCTACAGATTCTGCTGGTGGTGCTACTGCTTCATCTGCAACACAAGCTGCAACAACAAGCCAAGGTGGGCTGGTTTGGATTAAAAAACGAGCCGGTACGTCGGTTATGTCGCACTATTTAACAGATAGTGCGCGTGGTATATCAAATGGTTATATTTCAACAAATAGTACAAACCCATCAAATCCAACGCAAGTATGTAATGCATTTAATAGCAATGGCTTTGGTTACAACCCTGTTGTTAATGACACAGGCGACATTATTGCATCTTGGACATTTAGAAAACAGGTTAAATTTTTTGATGTAGTTACTTATACCGGCAATGGAGCAAACAGAACCATATCACACAACCTTGGTTCTGTTCCGGGAATGATTCTCATTAAGCGCACAGACACAACTGCTGCTTGGGCCGTATATCATCGTTCCCTAGCCAATACAGAATATCTTGTTCTTAACACAACAGCAGCAAAAGCCACTGACGCAACTTATTGGAACAGCACAACGCCAACATCAACTGTATTTTCATTAGGCACAGCTACTGATGTTAATGCAAATGGCGGAACTTATGTAGCTTACCTTTTTGCCCATGACGCAGGCGGCTTTGGCGCGGATGGATCACAGAATGTTATTAGCTGTGGCGGAGCATCATGGAGCGGTTCTACTGACAATTTTGTATCATTAGGGTATGAACCACAATATGTTTTATTTAAGAGAACAGATAGCACAGCTAATTGGTTTGTTTACGATATTATGCGCGGAATGTCATATGGATCATCTGAATATTTGCGCCCAAATTTGTCAGATTCTGCTGGAACATATAATTCACCATATGCAATTACACCAAATGCAACAGGATTTACTGTACCTTCTGGTTTGGTAAGTACCGGAACATACATCTACATGGCTATCCGCCGTGGCCCAATGGCTACTCCAACAAACGGAACAACTGTATTCCAGCCTACCGTATATACAGGAACGAACGTAGCCAATCGCCTTGTAAATACAACAATTGCGCCTGACATGATTTGGGCGCGCCAGCGCAATAGTACTTCTTTTGGCGGCATGCTTGTTGGTGATCGTTTGCGCGGGCAGCCATACTTAGCAACTGGCACTACTGCTGCTGAAGTAACAAACGCTACGGCATTAGATCAGCAAATTGTCAGCGCATCAGAATATGGAACCGCTTTTAGTTCTATGTCTGGTGTATGGGTTGGCAATGATGGCACCGCACAATTAAATGCTAGCACAACAGCCAGCAATCAAATCATGGAAGGGTTTAAGCGCGCTCCGGGATTTTTTGATGTTGTCTGCTACACAGGGACAGGATCAGCAACAACAGTCAGCCATAAATTAGGTGTCGCGCCTGAGTTGATGATTGTAAAATCAAGAAGCGCAGTAACAAATTGGATTAACTATTGCAAATATTTTAATGGTGGAACAACACCAGAAAATTATTACAATATTTTAAATTTAACTGATGCTATTACTACAAGTTCTAGTGTTTGGAATAATACATCGCCAACTTCAACGGATTTTACCGTTGGAACGTCATTAAGTGTATCTGCAAGAACATACGTTACATACCTTTTTGCCTCATGCCCCGGTGTTAGTAAAGTTGGAAGCTACACAGGTTCAGGCACAACTAAGCAGATTGATTGTGGTTTTACCAATGGCGCACGTTTTGTCCTGATTAAACGGACTGACAGCACAGGCGATTGGTATGTATGGGATACCGCAAGAGGCATAGTGAGCGGTAACGATCCATATATCCTGCTTAATTCTACAGCAGCAGAAGTCACTAGCACTGACTATGTAGATCCATATTCAGCAGGATTTGAGTTAAGTAGCACCGCGCCAGCGGGGTTGAATGCAAATGGTGGTACATTCATCTTTTTAGCCATCGCATAAAGGGTAAGAAACATGGCAAACTACGTCGAAGTCACATCAGATAATCAAATCGTCATTTACCCATATACGTTCTCTAGCCTTCAGGCCGAGAACCCCTATACCAATTTTGGTGGCAACACAGACGTTATGTTCTGGTTCCCGCAAACCAATGCAGCAACAGAATTGGGGTACCAGCTCCTACCTGTTCTGGAATCCCCGCAGCCTACATATGATCCGTTGACGCAATATGTCACGCCGGGGCCAATCGAATATAAGGATGATAATTGGTACACGAGTTACATCGTAACTAATTATGATCCTGAGCAGCAGGCATACCAAGACAATCTTCGTAAGCAGGCCAATAAGCAGCAAGCTTCACTGCTACTGTCTCAGACAGATTGGACGGCTGTGCCTTCTATTGCTGATCCGGCTCAGTCAAACCCATTCCTAGCCAACCAGAATGCGTTCTTTGAATACCGCAATCAGGTTCGCCAGATTGCTCTTAATCCGCCTGTTGTGGTTGAGGTTTGGCCTGTTGAGCCTGATGAGGTTTGGGAGACTGTCCCAGTCGCATAACCATTCCTTGGGAGGGGATAATGGTTCCAGTCGTTATATGTACATTAGGGTGCAAAAGCCTGAATGTGCTTGAAACAAGCCTTATGGTGTACAACCCGGATATACCACGGTTTGTATCGTTTATTGATAAACCATCTACGTTTGGGCAATCATACAATGAGGCTTTATCTGTAGCTTTTCGGGGCTACGATGAAGTCATTGTGTCTAATGATGATGTGGTAGTCACCCCATCCAGCATTAAGGTGCTGATGGAAGATGTTGACACCCTCAAAGCCATTCACGGCGATAAGCTAGGGTTTGTCGCTGCTTTGTCGGATGATGCTCGGAATAGTCAAAACATCCGGTTTGAGCGCGGTGATGAACCTAAAGAGCAGGCGGTTATATCTCCTATATTTGCATGGATGTCTAAGGCTGCATTTCAGGCGGCACAGTTTCCGCCGCTTAATTGGTACTCTGATGATGTGATTTGTGAGGATTTAAACCAGCTTGGGTTTACTCATTACATATCAAGATCCTATGTTCATCATGTTGGATCACAGACAGTAGGGCGCGATTATCAGAAACTAAACGCTGATGCGCTGCCTTGGTTGAGGGAAAATAGGCCAGAATACGTCAAACGCTGGTGGGGAGAACAATGGCTCTAAAGATCGCTGTTTATGCTATAAGTAAAAACGAGGAACAATTTGTTCAGCGTTTTGCAGAGGCTTGTAAAGATGCCGACTACGTTATGGTGGCAGACACCGGCAGTACGGATGGAACTGTCGCGGCTTGCGAGCGCGCTGGCATCGCCGTTCACTCAATCTGCATTACCCCTTGGCGATTTGATCACGCACGGAACGCGGCTCTGGCTCTCCTATCAAGAGACATTGACGTATGTATCAGCCTTGACTTGGATGAAATGCTGGAGCCCGGATGGCGCGAAGAAATAGAGCGCGTTTGGAAGCCCGGTGAGACTACCCGGTTAGAGTATTTTTTTGACTGGGGGCATGGGATCAAGTTTCGATACCAGAAAATTCATGCTCGACATGGGTACTTCTGGCACCATCCCTGTCACGAATACCCTGTTTACGACAAGCGTATCACAGAGGTATGGGCCTATACCGATGCGCTATTAGTCACTCATCACCCTGATCCGACAAAGAGCCGTGGGCAATATCTAGATCTGCTAGAGCTTTCGGTAAAGGAAGATCCTAACTGCCCACGCAATGCTTTTTACTATGCGCGGGAGCTGACGTTCTATGGCAAATGGCAAGAGGCCGTTGAGGCGCTTCATAAGTATCTAAAGATGCCTGAGGCTATATGGCCGAATGAGCGTTGCTATGCCATGCGCCTTCTAGGCAAGTCTTATGATCATTTAGGTGACTATTGGCAGGCTGTGGCATGGTTGCGTCGGGCTTGTGCCGAAGCTCCCAATACCCGTGAACCGTGGTGCGATTTGGCCATGTTCCTCTATCGCAGGCATGAATGGGTAGAGTGCTACGGGGCGTCGCTGAAAGCTTTGTCAATTAAGGATAAGCAGCTAGTATATACTTGTGATCCCTTGGTTTGGGGCTCATGGGCACATGACTTGGCGTCTATATCGGCGTGGCACTTAGGCCATAAGGGTGAGGCCTTACGTCATTGTCAGGATGCCATTGATGCCGATCCTAATGATGACAGGCTCAAAGCTAACTTGAAATGGATGCAAGATGCCCTCAACAGCCAAGCCCAAGAGCAAGCCGGAAGCGAGCCAGACACTGATCAAGGAAGTGACGCGACTGACGG